AAAGCCGCGTTTAACGTCGGTGGGTCATTATTGACCCGTGTTGTATTAACCGACAACACATATGAGCAATTTGACGCGCTGGTCACTAAAATTGGCCGTGAGATTAAAACGGGCGATAAAGTCCGTTTTAGTTTTAGCGTTGATATTGACGGTGACGTCACAACCGGCACATTACCAGCAGGCACATTATCATGAGCAATTTAGGTTTATCGCGTGATGCATTATTGGCACACAAAAAACCTGACGTCGTTTTAGTTAATCTGCCGGACGGCGTGGTTTATGTGCGCGTGATGACAGCACGCCAAAAGGAGCAGTATGAGCGGGCGGTGACGGGCAACGACGGGTTTATGTACGGGTGATGACAGCACGTCAAAAAGAGCAGTACGAGCGCGCTGTGATTGGCAACGACGGTGCCAAAAAAACTGACTGTATCCGCGCATCATTGGTGATCCGTACTGCGTGTGACGCAGATGGTGAGCTGCTGTTTGGTGCTGCCGATTTTATCGCGGTCGGTGATCTGCCGATGACGGTGATTGGGCCAATTTTTGACGCGGCGGTCAAAGCCAACGGCATGGCGGCTGACGCCGTGGATGACGCGCAAAAAAACTAATCGAGCATCCAGATCGTCTGTTTATGTTCCGTCTGGCCCTGCAAATGGGCCGCACGGTGCGTGAGCTGTCGGACAGTTTGGGTGCTGATGAGTTAGTTGAGTGGATGGCGTTTTATCGCATCGACCCGTGGGGCGGTTATCGGACGGATCTAGGCGCGGCGATGGTCGCCAGCACGTTGGCTAATGTGCATCGTGCGCCGGATAGCGCCGCGTTTACGCCAGATGATTTTATTGTGCATGAGCAATGCCCTGAGCCAGTTATCAGCGTTGATCATGATTTTATTACCGCGGGCTGTCGCTCGCTATTTGCTGCTATGCGGGGTGCGCAATGAGTGCTGGTGACGTATTGAGCCGATTAGATATTTTGCTGACTGCAAACAGTGCGCAGTATCGGCAAGACATGCAGCAGGCGGCTGACGATAGCGTGTCCAATTTTGACCGCATCCGCAATGGTGCTAAAAATATGGCGGCGGGTATCGCTGCCGCGTTTAGTGTCGGCATGGCGGTTGATTGGGTCAATAGCCAAGTCGACGCCGCTATTGCAATGGACAATCTGGCAAAAACGGCGGGTATCACGACAACGCAGTTGCAAACGTGGTCATCTGCTGCGGCGTCGGTCGGCATCGAGGGCGATAAGGTCACCGACGCCATGAGTGGGCTGAATGAAAAATTGCTTGATGCGGCCACCGGTGGCAAAGACGCGGCGCAGTTTTTTGATGTTTTGGGCATCTCGGTGACTGACGCCAGCGGGCGGGTTAAATCGGCTGACGCGGCCATGAAAGATCTGGCCACCGCATTTGCTGGCATGGCCGATGGTGCCACCAAATCTGCTATTGCGTCTGAGATCATGGGTGATGCGGGTGCTGAGCTGATCCCGATTTTAAATCAGGGCGGCGCAGCACTAGCCGCGGCGGCGGCGGATGCTGAGCGGTTGGGCATGGTGTTAGATCAGCAAACGATTGTTGCTATGCGTCAGTTTAAAACTGACACGGCTGCGACAGCGACGATTATTGACGTTGCAAAATCTAAAATTTTGGTCGGTATGATGCCCGCATTAACTGCCATGAGCGGCGGTTTAAAACAGGTTGCGTCCGACGGCACAACATTTAATGCGGTGGGCCAGACCATTAATTTTGTGCTCAAGGGTGTGGCTATTGGCGCGGCTGCGGTTGGTGCGGTGTTTAATTATGTTGGCGACCGTATTGGTAAATTTGCTGCAATGGCGGCAAGATTAGCAGATAAGGATTTTAAAGGCGCTTGGGCGATATTTAACGACAAATCAGGCTATGACTCGGCGGTCGAGTCTGTCAGCAATGCCATGACGCGGGTGTCTGATATTTATAACGCCACCGGTGCAACTGCCGCATCGACAGCGGCCAGTGTTGTTAAAAGCAATGCAGATATTGCATTTAGCAATAAAATGGCCGCACAAAATGCCGACCCCGAAAAAAAACAAAAAGAAAAAAAGGCCAAATCTGCTACGGCTGAGCGTGATGGTTTTGATTATGCCGCTGCTAATAATCTACGGTCTGAGTTTGCAGACTGGTCGGCAGATCAAGACCGGATTGCGCTTAACTATACGACTGACACGTATTTAGAGCTGCAAAAAAATGTCAAATCAATTTATGACGCAATGCGCGATGATAAAGCGTTGTTGACAACTGATCTGACGTCGTTTGATTTACAGCACGTTAATGCTGCGCGTGATGCAATTAACGAGCAGTCATTATTTGAGCGCCTGATTTTTAAATCAGATAACGCTCAACAGATTGTCGACGCTGATTTAGCAGACCAGCAGCAGCAAACCCGTGCTGAGAGTCGTTTAGCAGCATTAAAAACGGAGCTTGAGCAAAAACGATTAATCGTTGATCAGGCTGTGGCACAGGGTTTAATGACTGAGGAGGAGGCATATAAAGCGCGTGAGCGTTTGCAGGGTGATTATCTGCAAAAATCACAGGCGGCTGAGGCTCAAAACACTATGTCGCGTCGTCAACAATGGGCCACCGCTGAGTCGTTTTTTAGCTCATCACTAAACAACATTGCGAGTAGTAGCAGTAAAGCGGCAAAAATCGCAAAAGAGGTCAATAAAGCGCGGGCGCTTGTACAAATTGCACAGGATACCCGCGCTGGTGCAATGGCTGCATATAACTCACTGGCCGTTATACCGGTGGTTGGTCATGCGTTGGGCCTTGCTGCGGCTGGTGCTGCTATCGCGTTTGGTGGTCTACAGGCCAAAGCGGTCATGTCGGATAGTCCGGCCACCGGCGGTGGTGGCGGCGGTGGTATTAGTGCGCCGTCTATTACGCCAGTGGCCGCGCAGCCACAAAATCAGCCGGTGGAGCCGGTGCGCACGTCAGTTTATATCCCGCCTGATACCCTGTTTACTGGTCGCCAGATGGTCGATTTATTAAACGAGGCACTGGCAGACGGTAAACGCATTAACGGGCCAATCACGTTTAGCACATAACCCGCCGCCGCGGGTTTTTTAATGGGGTGCAATATGTCGTCTAGCGCGTATGTTTTTTATAATAATCTGCTTAATCATCCAACATTAAACGCGTCATCGGTGGCGGTTGGTTATTATGCGCAAAACGCCACCGATGGCCGCACCACAACATATTGGGCATCAGGTGGCGCTGGTGTGCAGTTTTTAGACGCGTTTTATGATGTGCCGGTTTTGGCCTGTGCGCTGTGTTTATATCGGCACAATTTGCGTGCGTCGGTTGATCGGGTGGTGGTCGAGTGTTGGGATGATGATTTTAACGCCCGACAATATCCGGTTGATACGATGATTTTTAACGATGTGATGTATATCCGGTTTAATCCGATTTATGCAAAACACTGGCGTATTGTGTTTTATTGCCATGCGCCGTTGGTGGTTGGTGTATGCCAATTGGGTTGGGATATTAATCTACCGTTTGGTATGCCAGTTGGTTTTGTGCCGCCGCGCCATAATCGCAAAACTGATGTGATTAACCAGCGGACAGAGTCCGGCCAGTTTGTCGGGCGTACTGTGATTAATCGCGGGTCTGAGTGTGACCTGATACAAAATCAGGTGACGCCGCAATGGCTGCGTCAGTATGGTGAGTGGTTTATCCGGCACGCCGAAAAAGCGCCGTTTTTTTTTAGTTGGTCACATTATAAATATCCGCAAGACGCGGTGTTTTGTATGGCCACTAAAATAGACGCACAGCCGTATAAAGACCAAATGTGGCAGTCCCTTAAAATGTCGCTTGAGTGTTTATCATGAGTTTTAATCAGGCATCTAAAACCGTCGGGCGTGAGCCAATTGAGCTGGTTAATATCGAGACTGACGCCTGCGGTTTATATTTTGGCGTCGGTGCGTGTAATGCCACGGGTGAGCCATGTTACAACACTTGGGCAACATGCCGCGCCAAAGCGGCATATAGCCAGACCATCAAAACCTACGTTTTTGCGTCACCGTCGGCTGCGTTGCCAGTTGGGTTTAGCTGCATACCGCTGGTGCAATCTGTCGCGTATGCGTCGCAAGTGCTGACGCCAGCAAAGGGGCTGGGCGTGCGTGGCGCGGTCACTGTGCGTTTTACAGATACTGACTGGCCGGATATTGCCGATGACCCATATCACGCCATGCGTCCGGCTGGTATTGACGGGCGCGGGTCGTTTTGGCCACGGTTTAGAGCACGGCATAAATATTATGTCGGGCGGTTTTTGCACGTTAAAACCGGTTATATCGTCAATGGGTGGATTGATCCGGATAATATCGAGACGCGGTCGTATGTTATTGAGTCAATACAAGGGCCAGACAAAAACGGCATTGTGACTGTGACCGCCAAAGACATTTTAAAACTGGCCGATGACACCCGCGCACAATGCCCGATTGCCAATACTGCGCGCCTAGATAGCGATATAACCGACACGGCCACGTCATTAACGGTTTATCCGGCTGGTATCGGTGATGCTGAGTTTGGGCCATTTGGTTTAATCCGCATTGGCAGTGAGCTGCTGACGTTTACGCGGTTTGGTGATGTGTTTAACGTGGTGCGCGGTCAATATAATACCGTCGCAAAATCAGCCAAAGCGGACGACGCAATCCAGTTGTGTGCCGTATTTATCAATGAGCCAGTGCAAAATCTGATTTATCAGTTGCTGGTTAATTATGCCAAAGTGCCAGCGGCGTATATTGACAAAACCGCTTGGGATATTGAGCGCGACGCCAATTTGTTGGGCGTGTATAGCGCGGTGATTACTGATCCAGTCGGGGTTAATACCCTAATCAGTGAGCTATCTGAGCAGGGACAGTGCTATATCTGGTGGGATGAGACAGCACAAAAAATCCGTTTTAAATCATTGGTCGCGCCGCCTGACAATCTGCCAGTGTTGAGCGATGAGGATCATTTTTTAATGGGGTCGGTGCAATCGGGCGAGGCCACCGATTTACGCCAATCGCGGTTTTTAATCCGGTTTGATCAGCGCGACCCGACCAAAAAACTAGACGACGTCACCAATTACCGCCAGCGGTGGTTAGCGGCGGATTTACAGAGCGAGGGGATGCATGAGCATGGGTCGAGTCGCACTCGCATTATTAATAGCCGGTGGTTTAGTAGCGGATCGTTGGGCCGCGTGCAGCAACTGGGCGCGGCCCTATTATCACGCTATCGCGATCCACCGCGCACGCTTGACGCATCGCTTGACGCGTCCGATGCAATTAAAGCGGGGGCGTTATTTGCCGCATCGTCGCGTGTTTATCAGTCTGCGTCCGGCGTGCGCGTGGTTGTACCGATGCAGATCATCGAGTCGCGCTACACGCAAGCGGCAACGACGGTGCAAATCAAGGCGCATGAGTTGATTTGGACGGGGTCTGATGTGCCGGTTGATCCAATCATCTTGATCGGCGCTGATATTTTTGACGTCAATCTACGCGATCTCTATGAGTCGGAGTACGGCACACCGACCGCGGGTCAAAACATCACGTTTATTGTGCAGTCTGATGTGCTGATCACAGCGACCAGCACGGCGGGTTTTGCGCTACAGACGGGGTTATGGCCGTCCGTTGATCTGACGTTGATCAACAATGGTTATATCGCGGGACGCGGCGGCAATGGCGGTTGGCGTGGTGGCGGCGATGGATCATTGAGCCGTGGCGGCAATGGCGGTAATGGCCTAACGGCTACGTATCAAATCAGCATCATTAACAATGGAGTCATTGCTGGCGGCGGCGGCGGCGGCGGCGCGGGTTATGTTGGTGGTAGTGGCGGTGCACCGCTGGGCGCTGGGGGCGCTGGCGTTGGACCAGACGAGTCAACAGATCGCACATATGGCAACGATGGCGGACGATTGACCGGCGGTGCTGCATATCGATACGTACCAGCGATGGATGGACCTGATTGGGCTAAATCGGGCGGGACTGGTGGTAATTTTGCGATGGCAGGCGGCAACGTCGAGGGGTTTTTGGGATCATCATTTACAGTTATTGGGACCGGCGGCGCTGGGGGGATAGCCATTGTTGATCCAGCGTCGTTGATCACGATGATTAATAACGGGCAAATACTAGGGGTATAAAAATTGGCAAAATCATACGATTTTGTATTAACGACCGGCGCTGATTTTATACGCGATTTATGGCTCAAATCGGGGCCAGACTCAGACCTGCGCGGGTCTGTCATTAAATGCCAGTTGCGCCATCCGACGACTAATGCGCTGTTGCTGACCGCCTCGACTGACCTGACTGCTACACCTTTGGCTCGATTGATTGCAGCCTATGGCGTCATCACGCTGCACATCGATGACAGCGTAATGATTGACAAATCTACGCTGCCGACCGGCTATGTGACTGAGCCTGTCCCGTCTCAAGATTGCCCAACAACGGTGCACGGGCCGTGGTGCATCTACGGTCTGACAATTGAGCGGTTTGACGGGATTGTCACAGAGTTGATGCGCGGCAAAATCGGGTTTAGATCGCTGATAGCAGCAGTCTAATCACCAAAAAACATTGTGCCTATAGCCCCCAACTGGGGTTTTTTTTACGTCTGGAGTTTTAAAAATGCCTGATATTGACACAGTGACCGCGCCAACTGGCGCGGGATCGGCCTACGTTGGTAACGACAGTGATCCACGCAATCAAATCGCCCGCGCAGTTGGAGCTGCAAATACAGCAGTTACAGCAGCTACCAGTGCTAGTACAGCAGCAGACACAGCAGCTACAGCAGCTACCAGTGCTAGTACAGCAGCAGACACAGC